AGCCTGCTTGTAAGTAAGTTGCATGTGCAACTCTAACTCTTCTTTGCTTTTTGGTAATTGATCTTTAGGTGTGTTAGTTCTACTTAAATCTATACCAAAGTTTTGCTGAGCTTCTTGTATTAAGTTTTGCGAAAAAGCATCTTCAGCTAAATCAGTAGCATGTTGTGTTCGTTCTTTTACAGCGAAAGGATCTGATGCAAATGATTTTATTTCATAACCTTTATCTGTCATGCCATTAACAACAATGTCAACAAATTTAGATAAAACAGCTACAGGTTTCCAGTCTAGGTTTAAGTAGCTTAAGTCACCGTTTATAGATAACTCATCTTTGTACTTTTGCACAGATTGTTCTCCTCTAGCATATAATCTTAACTTATGAAAATATTGCCAATTACTAGCAAATCTACCACCTATATTAGTACCTCTATCTCCTTTAAACCATTCATTCTCTATAGCTCTACCGACAGCATAACCATACTCTAAAGTTTGCTTTTCTGCGTCTGGTACTACCTGACTAGGGAAAGAGCTATTTGTATTAGTATAAATCATTTATTTTATTATTTTTGAAATATTTCCATTGTTATCATAACGGTTGAAAGATAGTTGAACTTTTCTTTTTTCTACTTTATAAGCTGGCGAGTACTTGTTTTTATTGCAAGCCATCGCAGCAAGACCAGAACTTATAGTAGCATCATGCTTTGTTCTGTTATTGATATTAAATCTAGCCCAGTCTTCTAATGTTCTCTGCAAATACATTTGACCATAACCTTCACCTGTAAAACCAACATAATCCTCTATATATGTTTCTATAGATGCAGCATGTGCTTGCTTTATGTCTTCACTAGAGTTTGGTATTCCTCCTATTTCTCTCTCAGTGACTGAAAGTTTGTTATATAACTTATCAGGTCTATTAATAGAGAAGTTTCTATAACCTCTTCTTTTCAAATAGTACAACAACCTGGGTTTATTATTCTCAGCCAGTATAGGCATACCATAAAAATGCAAAGCCATAAGTACATCTTCAAAAAATATCTCAGCTGTTTGAGGTCTAGCTATATATTCTAGGAAAAACATATTAGATGGAGCATTGTCCATATTAAACTTAGTTAAACCATGTAAAGCTCCATTAGATCCTCTTTTATCAACTGTACCTGATATATCGTAGCTGTCACACCCAAAAGCACCTATATGTTCGTTGCCAGGGTATTTAAGCCCGTTTTTTACTATAACATTATTTTGTAGGTTAGCTGATGGAACCCATGAAACATAAAACCTACCATTGCTATTTGGCTTAAACTCAACTAAGGTGTCTTTAACATCACCTCTCCAGTGAAAACTACCCCTAGTCACTAGACTTTTGTTTTTAACCTCTTCGTTATAATCTATTTGCTCGTATATCTTAGTTAGGTTGTATAGAGATAATTTAGCTTCATCTCTAAAGGCGTGTTTTTCAGTTCTTGGAAATTGTCTGTAATATTCATTTAAACCGTCTTGGTCGTTCTTTAAACCTTCAACTTCGTTTTCCCAATGCTGTATAACACCTGTCTTTATTAATTCATTACTCGGATCAAAGGTTTCCTCACTTGGCGCATCGAATACAGGTACTCCATAAGCGTCGATGAATCCTTCGTAATTCCATTCCATAGGTATGAACAAACTATATAATCCTGAGCTAGTCTGTCCGTTGCGGTTTCTCTCCCTGACATCTGAAGCATAGTATAATTTTTTAAAATTAGAGCCACCCTTGTCTAAAGCATTTGATGTTGAACCCATCATACACTTACCTACGATCTTAGAACCTAATCGTAAACAAGTTTTTGTAACTCTCCAGTTATTTAGTATATTTGTAGGTCTTTCCCATTTACCACTTTCATCGTGGATTAATAGTTTTAATTTTTCCCCGTCGTACGAGTTATCACCCGTGTTTTTCCAGTCGATCGTGGTATCGAGACCCTGCCTCTCTTCGGAAGCAATACCTTCGTCGAGTTTTTTACGGGTAAGTTTCGAGGCTGGGACCCTATAGGCGAGTTCCGTCTTCGGCCTGTCCATACCGTCCTGGATTGGTTTGAAGAAGAAGGGATAATTAACCGAGATGGGTACCACTTTATCAGTAAACATCTTTTTCGCATCTGGACCAGACTTTGATAAAATTCCGAATCTGGAGTCTGTGGATATTGTAGCTTGATTAACCGTTTCGCCTGAGGCCATGAAAGAAAACCCTGACCGTCTGTTCTTAAGATAGCACATTCCGTAACAACGTACATCTGCTTTGCAAGCTTCCCAGAATATAAAGAATAGTCTGTTTGATTCCCTATAGTCCGCTGCCCCAACATCAATTTTGGACCACTGCAAGAACATATAGTGAGTACCAGTAATATAATTAGCAGCACCTTTGTTCTTAAACCAAAAACCTTTTTCACGTCTTGTAAACTCTTCATCAATATAGTCATACCATTTTTCTTTAAACGCGTTGGGATATTTCTCCCAGTCAAACACACTTTTTATTTTCAATAGCTCTTTGGGGTAGTTTAACTTTTCCCACTTCTGCTCTGCCCTTTTATTTGAACGCTTATAGACTTTTTCAGGTTCAGCTGGTAAGCCTATGATTAAATTCTGTATCTGTATAACTTCACCTAAGGTTCCGTCCTTACTTATTATAACTATATCATGATCTTCATTGTAACCATAGCTCCACTTCTTATGTCTGTTATTTTTCTTTACAACTGATGGCTTAATGTAATCATCTAACGTTTTTACTAATGTTTGCTCGTACATTACTTAGATCTCCCTTCCGCAAAACCTTTAAAAGGTTTTTCTTTAATGTTATCGTTTATCATACTTTTCTCTTCCTCAATACGTGTTAGTATTTCAAAAGCATCAAATATAGCTAGCTTTTTTGTAGCCGCGGCGTTTTTTAATCTATCGGCAGTTATATCATCACCTGAGTCTACTATAGGTTCTTTAGCTACCTTTATTAATTCCTCAACTGCTTTTTGCCCAGCTTGGATTATACTGAGCTTTGTTTTTTTTGTGCTCATATTTAATTACAATATCTTTTGATTTCATACAATATAATAATTCATCATTTATGACAAATTCAAACTCACTGTTAGGCGCAAAGCCCACAACATCATCCTCGCTTATTTTAAGAGCTTCTAAGGAACTATTACCGTATTTAAGTATTCCAATATGGTTTTTTTGTTTCTTTATCTCTAAATCATCCTTATTAATTATAGGTGCTACAAAGCATCTACCATTAAAAGGTTTCCACAAGTTGTTTCTACCATACATATATATTTGATCTAGCTGGCAAAAATACGTGTTATCTTTAAAATACTTACTACTATTTACTTCTTTACCTTTTTGGTTGTAGTATCTTCTAAATATATTGTGATGAACTATAATTTCATCACCTACTTTTATAGGTGTTTTTATTGCTAGTGGTATAGAAACTACTTTAGCTTTATTGTTTACAAATTTGTGGCTTTCTATTTTAGAATTTAAAACCAAGTTTTTGTCACCTATTTTTAATTCATTATCGTATCTTTCTCCTACTGGCTCTATAATAAAGTCGTATACGCTCTTCATTAGTACTGTAGATCGTATTCAATAGATATTGCCATGTTAGAATTAAACTTCTTCCACGGCAATACCTCATTATTCTTTTTTATATGTATGTTATAAGAATTATCTTGCTCTTCTAATAGTATATAGGCTATTTTATGACCACCATAAACTTCTTGACCTATAGAATAATGCATAGCATCATTTTTATAATCAGAACCTATACTTATTTTTCTTATAACAGAGCTCATTAGTCAACTACTTCAAGAGTTTTTGTCTCCTCAGCTTCTACTTTTTCAAAAGATCCATCAGCTAAATTAACAGTAATGTCACCATATTGTTCTTTTAGTTCTGTTTTAACTTCCTCTAATGCTTTAGCAGCTTCAAAATGTGCCCCTAAAAATTCAGCTTTTTTAGCCTCTAAGAAACCTATTTCAACTAATATTGCGTTGATTTTTCCCTGCGCTTCTTTTACTGATTTTAATTGTTCTTCTGTTAATTTTCCCATTTTATTTAATTTAATTGGTTATTTTTTATATATAATCACACTGTTTATCTCTTAATTACTTTTTAAAGATAGGTCCTAATTTATCTACAATTTTTTCACCACTTCTACCTATTACATAACCTCCAATACCTATTTCTAGCAATTGCCAGAATTGAGGCTCTAATGTGGGTGTTACCAAATGTACAGATAACTGCGATATGAATTTTGTATATATTATTATAAAACCAAATGAAAGCATTAGTATTGGTCTCCAGCTTCTCTGTAACCAATTACCACTAGCTTCAGCTACAATAATTTCAGTCTGCATTTTTTGCAACTCTAACTGAGCATCTTGTAGCACTTTAAATATTTCATTTCTAGCATTTAGTCTTTCTTCTTCGCTAGTGAATAGGTTATCAACCACATCACCCACTTGTTTAAAAACTTTAGTGCTGAAAAATTCTAATATTTTTTTCATTAGTCAACTGGTTTTCCCGGAGTATATCCAAAAGATCCTGTTCCCGTTATAACAGTGTAAGAGCCTAGTTTACCTTTTCTTTTTGTAACTACTGATTTTGGATATTTTGCTTTAACAGTTTCAAATTGCTCATCAAACCCTTTAACATCTTTCGCTGCTTTTGGTTTTTTAGGATCTGGTTCTGGCATAGTTAATGCACTTGGCACGCCTCCTCCTGTTTTAGGCATATTCATTCTACCTGGTGATTGTTTGTAAGCCATAATTTATTTATTTTTTCTTTGTTTTATTATATGCCTCTTTTTCCCAGGCTAAATTAGGAGAGCCTTCACTCATTTGAGCTCTTGAATATTTTTTACCTTTCCAGTAAACGTAATTATCATCGTAATCTAAATCACCACGTCTCATTTGATCTATATGCACCATTTCATGATCTATAACATCTTGTTCCTGAAAAGGGCTTAGATTATTGTTTAATATTATGGTACCGTTTTTATTAGCCTTACCTAGAACACCATTTTCCATATCAACCCTATATATAGGCGTGTTCTCACTAGAGTATGGTGGATTGTTCAGTTTAAATGCCAATTTTTTATTTTTTAGATTTTTTAGCTATTCTTTTTTTAAGTCTTCTCTCTCTACGCTTTAATCTCATAGCTTTTGAAGTGTTACCATCTTCTAGTGCTTGTTTACCTTTTTCTCTAGTTTTTGCTAGTCTAGCTGTTTTTCTTTTTACACTTTTAGATTTAGGTGCTTCTTTTTTAGTTGGCTTAGCTGAAGATACTTTAGGTTTTTCTACTTTTACGCTAACGTCTGCAACTCCCTTAGAATCAACCGTAGTAGTTTCAGCTTTAGTTCTTTTTTCTTTCTCCTTGTCAGATCCTGATCCTGTTGACATAGGAAATGGTGATGATATTTTAAATGCCATAATTTATTTATTTATTTGTTTATTTGTTTATTTACTTTTTAGATTTATTTTTTTGACAAAAGTTTCTAGCTGCTCCTACGCTACCAAATCCCCACTTTTTAAGAGCCATAGCTTTTTTAGTTGGTTCACCTTTAGCGTCTTTCATGGCGCCAGCCATACCAGCAAATCTACACGCAAAAGATACTCTTCTTGAGCTTGTACCTTTGGTTAGTCTTTTACCCAAGCTTTTTCCAGTTTCAGATTTGTATTTCGAACGCATCTTTCTGTTCTGCTTTTCGTAAGACTTTTCTTTTATATTTAGAGGTGATCCCATATTAATATGTCCAAAGGACGTTTTGTGATTTATCTTTATCTATGTCTGCATGTATAAATGTTGAACCCATACCTATTCTTTTGAATCCAACTTCTCTTAATATACCTTCTAATTTAAATCTGTCAGTAGAATTACTACATGCAATATCAACCGCTAAGCCCTTTAAATGAGATGAACCAGGTTTACCACCTACCTCTTTATTACGCTCAGGTGTTCTATAGCCTGAATTTATAGTTATTGATTTACCGTATTTCTTACGAACAATATCTAGCATGTTTATTAGTTCATCACTCACTTTTTTACCACTACCTTTTAGGCTTGGGCAATCAAATTCACTGTAAGTAAAGTACTTGAACTTCATTGACTAATATGCTTTAGCTCTTGAAGTAATAGGTCCTTTTACAGAGTCGCATCCACAGTCGGCTTTACTAACTTCCATACCTTGAGAACCTGAACTAGATCCTTTACCCATTGGAAAACCTTCTTTACTTAGAGGTCCATCCCATATAGCGTTTTCACCTACTTGACCGGCTAAATCTACTTTTAATTGTTTAATGTTTTTCATATTAATATTTTTTATTACAATTTTTCTTCGCAAGTGCGCTACCGAAAGTTCCGGGTATTTGTTGACCAAACATATTATTAGCAATTTGTTTTGTTTGATCCGAAAACAAAGGCTTAGCGTTACCCATAGTGTTTGATGGCTGATATTGCTGTACTGGCATACCTGTCATTGGGTCAATTATTGCTTGCTTTGCCGGTGTGTCATAACCCATTTGAGCTGGACTATCTGGAGCTGCTTCAATTTTCTTTTTTAAATTCTCAGGAAGTTTATCTTGGTTTCCTATTAGCTCTTTTTCTAGTGGTGTATACATATTATCTATTTTTATCTCTATTAATGTTTCTTATTGATGTTCTTAACACCTTGTCAGTGTAAGTTTCCCCTGTTATAATGCTATTTGATTTACCAACAGGTATATCTTCTTCACCTAGCATTACTTTGTATATTCTATTTATAAGTTGC